TTGCTGACGATCCCATTGAAGTCTGGGCATAGCAGCCAATAATCGTGCCGCCAGAGACTCCAGCCGTGCGGGAGTTAGCCGCGCCAACCAGCGCCGCTACTGTGCCTGTCCATGTTGCCGCAGGGCGTACTGTGAAATCAGTAAGGTTGTAGCTGCCGGTCGAAAGATCGGTAGCATTTAGTGTGTCGTCGGAATTAAAACCCGCATTAGACGTGACGGGGCCGGAGAATGTAGTTTGCGCCATGATAGTTCCTTTGTGTTGTAGCACATCCCTGCACAGTCTCTACAATGTCTGCTGGGGGCAGTCTGTGCAAGTAAAAATTCCCAGATTGGTAAAACAGGTGGACGCTTTAAGCTGTCTTTTAATGGCTAGTTCTTCATTCTGCCATCCACCTTTGTTTCCTTACGCGCCCGGTGAACCGTAGATACCACGGGGGTCAGACCAGCCGAAGCTGTAACGCTCGCGAGCCTTGTAACGCACGTTGCCAGTATCGAAGTCGCCCTCGAAGGCGGTGCGGATAGGTGCACGCTGGAACATCTTCAGGCCGTTAGGTGCATCAGTCATCAGGAACCAAGCGTCGGTGTCCGTCAGAAAGTGGTTAACCACCCAGCCTTCCGGAACAAGACCCATCGACTTGATCGCGTTGATGTCGTTGTCCGCCGTTGCAGTGCGCAGCGTGGACTTCATCAGACGCTCAGAAGTAAATTGGTTCTCTTTCGGAACAACCATCTTCATTGCCATAACAGCGATCTTCAGACCACGCTCATCCGTAAACCCGGCAATATCGATGATGCCCTGTTCGAGAGAAGTCTCGTTCAGGTCAGCCGGGACGCTGGGGGTGTTCGAGAACGTCGGGCCAAGGGCCGTCGGGTGGGCGTTGAAGCACAGCGGTACACCGTCACCGCCGTAGTACGCAGCGGAGTTGGTGAATGCGTTGTTCAAAATGTTTGCACCAGTGACCTGCTTGGTGTTAGCCATCGAACGCGCAAGCGCTTTGGTGTAACGCGACGCCAAACGGTCATACAGGTTATCTTCAATCGCCTCTTCGGTGATCGAGAAAGCCAGTGCAACAGTCTGGTGGGTGTATCGAGCCGTAAACGACTCGTTTGCCATGTCATACGCAACCCCAGCACCTTCCGCTTTGTTAGGAGCGGCCGCGAAGCCCGTCAGCATCACTTCTTCTTCAAACGCACGCTCAGACGATTCAATATCAAAAATGTCTTCGTGTTCGTTCTCATAACGCTTGTATTCCATACCGAACAGGGCGTTCAGTCCGGGCTCAAGCTCTTTTACTAGTTGTGCACGAGTGATGGCCATGATTAAACTCCCGCAGTGCCGGTACTGGCACCATAAAGATGGTTATTCGGCTTAACAATAAGCTCTGCGTACTCTGAGAGCACATCGTTATTCCCCGGAGCGTTGTACACGCCAATGACTTTCCATGCGTAAGTAGCATTGCCCGTGGCCGGAACATCGACCTGTTGGCCAGAAATGCCTGTGGTGGTGCTGCCCGCGGTAGTCGTGACAATTACTGCATTACGACCAAAGGCCGTAACCGCTGCAATGCCCGAACATTGAACAACAAACGAGGAAGTCGGGTCGTCAACAACAAAAGCAACGATGTCCGAAGCAACAACGCTTCCCGGGTAGTAGTTTTTAAACGTGGTTTTCTTGGTGGTTGGATCAGTATACTGACAACCCACGAAGACACCCAACAACGGACCAGCGGTAGCTATGTTAACGTAGCCTCCAGACAAGGTAACGCAATCGCCCTGAAAAATCGCGGTGCCATAGTTGCTGGAAATACTGTAAGAAGTATTTCCCTGATTTGCAACAGTGCTACCCACACGACCTACCGGGCGAAAACCAAAGGCTTTATTTGTGTTAGCCATTGAAATTCTCCAAAAAGATTAGGGTCAACCCAGCCCTTAACTACGAGGGCCAGAAAAAGTTACACGTGAGTCCCGTTCAGGGTTTCCAATGCGCATGCTCCCATGTGCATTTTCTCTCATCATGTCATTATCGATTGCTTGAATCTGTTCCCGTGCCTTTTGCAGAAAGTATGCGTTTCGTTCTTCTTTGGTTTCCAACGGAATCTTGGCAAGCATGAGGCCACCCACGGAAACAACACCTTGGTATTTGCCATCATCTACAGTAGGCATGTAGTCGCGATGCTCTTCAGGCAGTTCCTCGATACGAACGAGTTCATAGCCTTCGCGCAACTTTCCGAACACATGCTGCTTGTCAGAAAAACCGTTAACTTCCGCACGAATCCAACGATACGCATACCCCTCCGGAGGCGGGGGAGCATCAAGTCTAGAAGGACGAACCCATGGGCGACGACGCGCAGTTGTCTCACGGCTATCCGACGTGCGAGCCTTGCGATCTAACGAGGGTACTTGTGTCTTATCCATGATTTAATCCTTCACGTATTTGGCATATTCCTCAAGAGGAACGCCAAGTTTTTTAGCAATCGCTACCTGACTTGGTGAAAGTCGAACGGAGCGGCGTGCAGTATTGACCCCGGAGGACCGGGTGGCAGGCGCAACTGCTTGCACGGGACGTTGCGCTCTGGTTTCAGCAGGTTGCGTTGTTTCCCGCTTTGCCTTGCTAGGAAAAGTGTCAACAACGCGTCTGTCAAGCTCATCATAATACTCATCCGTACTGGCGTCAAACCCTTCGTTCTCAATTAATTGGCGGTGAATCCCCCAAACGGCATGAGTCATTACCGTATCTTTCCCAAACCACGGGTTTCTCTCCGCCCAATCCTCCGCCCGGGGGTCCGGTCGGGCAGGGGCTTGTCGGGCTTGTTGGGCTTGTTGGGCTTGTTGGGCTTGTTGGGCTTGTTGCCAGTCATACGCCTGTTGCTTAGCCCGCGCCTCTTCTGTCATGGACCGCTGCTCAAACATCAGCGAGGTCAGACGCTCATGGGCTTCTGTTTCCGTGTCGACATCCCCTTCTTCACGGGCTTTGCGGATAATCTGTTTTAGGGCAATCGACTGCGTTTCAGACCGGGTTTTAGCTTCAGAAAGACGGCCGTTGTCGGTATGAAGGAGGCGTTTTTCAAGCTCTTGTGACTGCCGCTGTACCCCTTGGGCATACTCCATAGCCGCCTGCTCACGCCGTTCTGTTTCCCGAAGGCGAGAGGTTAGCTTATCAATGCGCTTTTTGAGGTTTTCGCTGTAATCTTCCAGCTCATCTGTTTTTTTGCGCCTTGAAGAGGTGTCCGCTACAACTTCTGGGGCTTGCAATGCGACAGGGCGGTTTGAAGAATCCGGTTGGGTTTCTTCCAAATTTACGGTAACCGCCTTCTCGTCATCTCCCAGCTTTAAATCCAACTGCGTGTCTTCGGTTTCAATTGTCATATAAACCTCACATGTGGAGGATGTCTTCTGGATCGTTAACTACCGCCAGAATTTCATCGTCGTTCAAAACACGGATTTCGCCACCCTCAATATTCAGCCGAGACCCCCCGTAACGGGCAAAAACCACCCAATCACCCTCCTTGCACCACGGGCCCTTGGGAAACTTGGATTGGTCGGCATAGGCTAAATCGCCCATTTTCAGGACGTAGCCACAACTGGTGGTCAGCTGATTAAGCTGCCGTGTTTGATCCGGAAGGGCAATTCCACCCTTGCTCTTCTCCCGTCCCATGTAGGGAAGAACCGTTATCCGCCAGCCGGTGGGCTGCGGAACACGATCCCGAACCTTCTCATGAAGGACTTTTGGGTCTAAAACGCCTGAATCAGCATAGCTATCCGCCAATTTGGGTCCTCTTTCTTCTTTTTCCTCTTTCCACTTCTTTTCCAAAACGGTCAAGGCTTCGGTTGCACTCATAAGGCTCCTTTCGGGGTTAAAAATCTTCCTTGTTTTTGGAAAGCAAGTCTTTTATGGCTTGCTCAGCAAATCTAAGGCCCTCAAGTCTGCCCATCAGAAAGCGATACCTCTCCATGTTGGAAATGGAACCGTTTAATACAAGACTTTCTGCGTCCTGTTGCAAGCGACGAATTTCTTTTAACAGAGCTTCTGCAAACTCAAGCATGGTTAATTCCATGTAACAGCAGACAGGTTAAAGGCCCCGTCTGGTGGCCCTACTTATGTTAGTTAGTACACACCAACCGGAAGCTTACCATCCTTCTTGTAGGTTATGGAACCCCCCTTTTTACGGATGGCCGAAACTTGCTTACGGGTTGTCACCGACACCCCTGTTCTAGCCGGAGGAAAGCTCATAACATTCTTACGCCCTTCCTCTTGCGCCGATTTACGACGGCCATCCACCGGACCTCCCGCAGCCATGCGCTTGTCTTCCTTTGACTTGTTCAAGGAAATAGCAATAGCTTGCTTGATTGCCGCGGTTTTGTTAGCAGGTCTGCTCGTGCCAATGCGGCCCTTGCCCTTATACGTGTCGACCAGCTCCTTGATATTCGAGCTGACGACCTTACGACTACTGCCTGTTCTGAGTGGCATTTGGATTTCCTCTAAAAGGGGGTTGTGCCCGCAACATTGCAATTTTTTCTTGAGAAATAATTTTGGCTTGTTCTTCCTGCCCATCCATCGTGAGTTTTTGCTTCTCCAGCGCTTCATCTGCCTTGTTAGATGCTTCAGTAATCCCAAGTTCCTTCTCTTTCAACGAGACCAACGGATCACTTTGATCACCTTGCAACTTGCTCTGAAGTCCCTTGATGTCCTGCATGTACTGAGCAATTTTCAACGCAATCATGCCTTCCTTTTGTAGCGCAGAAATGAGGTCTTTAGGGTCCTTACCGTACTGCATGAACAACTCAGCTTCGGTTTGCTCTTCTGCTTTCAGCCGCATGTGCTCCAAGATGTGCTGCTGCAATCTAATTGCAGCGGCCGGGTTAGCTTGCAACATTGGCGAGAAACCCTGCATCAGGTGTGCCACCGTGTGCGCATCATGCTGCTGACCAGCAAACGCTTTCAACGGAGCACCTTCCAAGACCTCGGAGTTTTCCATAGCGGGGTCTTTTGGGTGTTGGACGTTTTGTGGTTTTAGAATTGCATCAATATCCCGCACATTTAACGCCGAGTACATACGGTGATATGCTTGATACATGTCATGCATTTGCGGCGCGCTTTGTGCCATTTGCAACTGCGTTTGGGCCAAAGTCACCCGTTGCGCTGAAGAAAAGATATTTGGGTCAGCAACAGGCAATACCGCTACCAGATTGTCAAAGTCTTTTTTCTTGACCGTCCTTGATGCCCCGGGAACGTCATACGGATATTCGTCAGGCAAGAATTGCCCAAACCCCGCCGCCAACATTTTGAATTCCTGCTTCTGCGCATAGTGCAGACGCTTGTGGATCGAAGACATCACCATTGATCCGCGTTCCAGCAGCGCAATCGTCGTTCCAACCGCAGCGTATTGATTTCCGTCGCCCACGGCCATGTCCGCCGTGTTTGCCAACCGCTGCCCGGCCTCTACACAGAACCCCAACAACTGAAACAGCGTCTGGCTGGGCTCTTTGTACGGCAAGGGCAACATCTGGCTCGTCAGTTCCGCACCCCCCGCGTCCATATCCCGCCATTCGCCCGGTTGCAACGGCACATCGTCGTTCATGATCCGTGCGCCTTTGGCCTTGAACCCCGCAGGCAGATTGGCCAACGTCCCCGCATCAATCAATTGACGCAAAGCACTTGTCGCGGACCGCGAAAGGCCCCCAATCAGGTGCACAAAACCCAAGCCATACGCACCAAGGCCCTCGATCAACACGTAATGAACAAAATACTGCTTCCTACGCTTTTTAGCATCCTCTGGGTCCCAGTTTCTGCGCACAGAAACAACCCTGTTTTGGCTTTCTTCAATGGTGATCACGTAGGGCAGCTTAATTCCCGTTGGTTCACCCGATTCATCCTCGTCTTCAAACCCCGGAAGGTCCCAATCCACCTGAAATTCAAGGAAAAACAGCTCTTCTGTCTCGCTAGAGGGCAAAATACCCGATATTTTGTCCACCCTGTCGCCAATTTGGTCCGGAATAGCCGGTTGCGCGCTGGGTTTTAGGTCCAAATCAAGGTATTCACCGCTATAAACACGCCTGCGGTAGTCGTTTTCGCTCATTGCAATGCGGTGCGTGATCCGTGAGCATTGGCTCATGACACTGGAACCGCTGTACGGGATGTACAGGTCATCGGGTAACACCAGCTTGCTCACCATCCGCTCAAGGTGGTAATCGTAATACACTTTCTTGAACACCGAACCGCCATACCCAAGGTAAAAAAGCGCCTGATCCATCTCCGGGGTGTACTCTTCCATCACCGTCGTAAGCTGGTAGTTCATGAAATCCCGCACGCGCTCGGCTTGCTGC